AACAGACTGTGGCACTTGATTTAGTTTAGTTTAGAATGGAAGGTCATCACTTTCCTCTCCCTTTACTACTGGTGCGGTTGTTTCTAAGCTCTCGATTCTCCAATGGTTCAGATTGTTATAAACTCTACCGTTGTATTCAGAGCTTCTAATTGTAAACTCTACCTCATAAGTTCCACCGACTTTATTGTATTCAATAAAATTGTCTACATGATTACTAAACTCTGGCTTTTTATACATCGAAATCGCGTATAATGTTACGAAACCGTTTTCGCTTGTTTCTTCTAGTATGTAGTCTAATACTACTGCACCGTTATCTAATACTTTCTTTTCTCCGATGCTTTTAATTGTTCCCTTTACTCTGTACATAATTTTACTTTTTATTTATTTGTTTCTGCTAATATAACACAATTATTAAAACTGACAATAACATTTACTAAAAAATATTAAAAAAGTTTTTTAGCTCTGTGTTGTGTGTAATATTAAAAAAGGCTCATCGTTGTGGCAAATAATCGCTCACGTGCAACCTTGCAATAATCTTCTTCAATTTCAAAGCAAACACAATTACGTTCTATTTGCCTACTTGCTATTGCAGTTCCACAACTACCTCCAAAAGTATCCAAAACTAAATCACCTTTGTTGCTACTTTTTTCTATAAAGTATTTAATCAAGTTTATTGGTTTTTCGGTTGGGTGGTTATCGTTAGCTGTTTTTGCTGTTTTAAATATATTAGCATCACGCCCACCATTTAATTTTTTTTGTCCGTTACTACAAAATAGTATCATTTCATATTTCGGTGCGTAATCACCAAGCAAATCACCGCTACCGTGGTTGTTCTTTTCCCATATCAATATATTCTTAACATTAAACAACGCACCTACTTGTTGCTTAAATTGGTCTATGTGATGCCAAGAACAAAAAATATAAAGGTGTGCTTCATCTTTACAAACTCGCTTTAGTTCTTTAACCCACTCACCCAACCAATCAAGGTTATCATCGTTTTGAATACTTTTATGCAACTCTTTTCTTCTATTGCTTTGAAATGACATACCGTAGGGTGGGTCTGTTACTACTAAGTCAACGCTATTATTTACAATTTGCTTTATTGCTATTTGCCAATCTTCGTTTATTATCTCTTGTTTCATCTATCTAATCTTTTTAAAAACTACACACAACATTGTTTATAGGGCATTAAAACGCCCCATACACTAATCAGTTAGCATTAATACTACGTCCATAGTGCTTGTCTAATCTTCATTAATCTATTTAGCATTTCATTATCTTCATCATTATCAAATGAATCATCATTTTTTCGTTTAAGCCACCATTTGTAAAGTAGCCTTACTTCATCTACAAAGTCTTTATGTGCTTCATAATTGCAATGAGTGTCAACATTTTCCTTTTCAACGCAATCTTGTAATATCTGAAAACAAGCGTGTAGCATTATGTGGTCTCTATCAACCCATTGCTTTGCGTTTGGTAAGCTATCAATCTTTAGTATTCTCATAATCTGTTTTTAAAATAACACGCACTAATGCTAACAATATGTAACAGGCATTAAAACGCCTTTTACTCTCTCGTTATCTGTAATAGGTTTTAACCGTTTCTTTCCATTCTTTGTAGGTTAATTTAACGTTATGTTCGTTAACAATGTAATTAAAAACCTCTTTTGCTTGTACTTCTTGAACTTCTTTCGCTAATCTGAAATCAGGCTGTATTTTTAGCACACCTGATAAACTACCGATAACACCAAATAAATAACATAACTCAGTTTGTGCCTCTTTATCAGTTATCTTATTATCTCTAAGTTTATCACTTATTTGTAAAATTTGTTCTTTCATATCGTTACATTTCTTATTTTTAACGTTATGTGCAATTAAAAATAAACGCCCATACGCATCAATGCACCTTTAAACGCTCTTTTACTATTACCTTCAAATAAGTCCATTGCTTCTTGTAATACATCTTTATCAGCACTTTCGTAAACCTCCATTTCAGTTCCGTCTTTGCTTATCCATACTTGGTCGCCAATACTTTCACTATTGTCACCGTTTTCAATTCCTAAAGAGATAAAAGAGCTATCTTCTACCCATCCATTTAATTCTTTAAATTTCATAATGTTTATTTTATTTTTAACTGTTCACTTCGCCACATAACAAAGTGTATATTGTATTCCGTTTCACTCCACACACCATACACAAAGCGTTATTGATTATCTCTATGTTCTACAAGTTCATCATATAGAGACATGGAAATTTCATGCCAATCATCACCCCCATAACCTTCAATAGTCCAATAAAATTTTCCGTTCTCTTCTTTTATTTATAACCCTCCGTATTGGTTTCCAATTTCAAACATATTGTTTCATTTAAAGCAGTGTGGCGTGGTTTGGTTTTACCAACAAATCAATGCACATTTGAAGTGTCAGCCTACCATCTTACGTGTTGTGCTACTCACCACACTACTTATTTTTATTTACTGCTCCAAAGTATTATAGTACTCCCTTGCTAGTTCTTAAATTTATTAATCTATAATTTTTAATTAGTTTTTCCTTCCAGTTTTCACCTTCTTTTATGTAAGAAGATACAACAGCTCTAAACTTAGAATACTCGCTTTTACCTTTTAACATCTTTGAAGCCTTAACCTTACCTATTCCTTTAACTCCTTTGATATTGTCTGCTGCATCCCCTTCTAGTAATAAAGAACCTAATATCTCAGTTGATTCACTTGGCGAGGTAAAAGAAAAACCCTTCATTTTTTTCTGATATACATTAACCTCTTCACCTTTTTTGTTAATCTTAGTGCCTATAATTATTTTAGTGCCGTCTGGGTTTACAATATCAACTCTTTTATAATCAAAATGACATCCAACTATTTGTTTAAGGTCTTTATCTTGACTTACTATTATTGAGTTTTCACGAGCAAACATTGGTATAAGGTCGTCAGCTTCTAACGTACTAGAGTAGTAAACCTTTTCTAAAGCCTTTTCTAGTTCTTGTATGATTAAGTTTTTAAGCGTATATACTGCTCTACTCAAATCATTTGATTCTCTATTACCTTTGTAGTTTTTATCTATGTCTAATCTGAAATTATTAGTGCAAGTAGTAAAAAACGTTCTTACCATTACTATATTATAGCCTTGGTCTTCAATATAGTTCAGAATTGTTCTACACTGTGAAAAGTAACCCTCTATTAATTCACTCCATGACTTACCGTCCATATAAGAACAAACGTTAAAAAGCAACGAATCTGCATCTAAAAGTATATCATACTCAGAGTTAAGCAAAAAACCTTCGAGACAGTCACGTTTAACCGCCTCGTTTTTGTTTAGTTGAATAAAGTTTGTCAAAAAGTCTAATTCTTCACGTGGACTCATTACCCTAGCTTTTAATATACTGCCCGTATTCGTATCTTAATTCTCCAGACTGGTCTTTTGCTCCTAGATACGTTAACTCTCCATTTGTAAATTGACTAAACCATATCCACTCTTTTAATTTAAAATTGAAATTAGCTTTCTTTTTAATCTTATCAAACTCATTACTTTTTAACTTAACAATTATTAATGGGTAATCGTACAACTCTCTACCTATACCCCAGTTAAAACAAGCTCTTTTAAAACTATCAGAAGCTAAGCCTTTTTCCTTCTCAGTCATACTTGCAGTCCCTACATCTTCCTTACAAACCCATTCCTTTAAGTCTTTATTGTATATAGACACCCTGCATCTTTTATTATTATCTAACATTTCTCGCTTCCAAAACATAGCACCAACTACCGTGTCAAGTCTATTCATGTCTACTCTAGCGTCTTTATAAGCTAAAATAGTAGCATAACCCCCGTTATTTACAGATTGAACCCTAAAATCAATATCATCAATTGACAAAGGTAAACTTAACAAGCTTAAATCTTGATTGTGTGGTATAACATCTTCTACTTCGTTTTGCTTTCTCTGTTTTAAGATTTTTTCAAATTCTCCCATAATTTTATTTTTTGTTAAAGTTAATACTATTTATCTAAACTGCAAATAACAGTCACTAAAGCGCATTAAAACGCTTTTTAGTTTGGTGTTGTAAAACATTAAAACGATTTTACAACACGGTATATAAAACAAACTAAGTTATGTCTATATTTGTAATGTCTATTTCTGAATCCAAAGAACTTAAAGTTTCTTCTAAATTCAAATCACTTCTATAATCTACTTCTCCAAATACAGTTACTGTTTTATTTTTATACTTCTTTTCATAAATCACAGAGTTTTTATATAAGTGTTTAAATGTAAATGAAGCATTGTAATATTCATTTTTAAGTTCTTTTAAGTCCATCTTTATTTGTTGTTTTTAGTTATTAATTCCGTTCGTTTCATATACCAATACGTTATATGAAATTATTTTTTATCCAACGCACACTTAATCAAGTAACGTATTTCAGCGTTAACACTTCTTTCGTTATCCTTGGCAGACTTCTTAACCTTATCTAAAAGTTCTTGGTCTATTCTTATTTGATATGGTATTTTCATAGTTTCTCATGTAAGTTTATAATTTTATGAGATAGGCTCTGAACTTGTTCAGTACAGCTTATGCAATGAATAACACCTATCCCAACGTCTTTAGGTTTAAACTCGCTTACTATTGTTTCTTCTATCTGTTCTTTGAACTTTTTAAAGTTTGCGTCAATACTTTCTTTCAACTGTTTTTTCCAATTTGATTTAAGATTATAGAAATCATTAATAAATTTCATTTCTTCATCATTAGCTTTTCCAGTTAGGAACATACCCCCATGGGAACCTAATAAATTATACAATTCTAATGGGGTTACATAAATGCAACCATCAATTTGAATTGTTTTTATCATCAACCATTTTATACTCGGTATATTTAAAATGCTTGTTCTTATCTTAGTTTTCATGTTTTCTTAATTTATTCTTTAAAAAATTAATCTTATCGTTAAGTTTATGGCAATCTTCTTCAAGTTCGTCAAGGTCTCTTTGCTCTTTTTCAAAAGCATCATATATCCAATCAATTTTTGTTAAAACAGCCTTGTAGCAACCTTGGGAATTTTTATCATCCCTAAACATTTGTTTTGCCTCTTCTCTTGTCATAATATATCTATCTTTTTAATGATTCAATAAAACCACAAGTAGTAATTATCACATCACGCATAACCATTCCCGCCCCTCCAAACTCGTCATAAGTTCTTCTTTGAATATCGTTAATTAACTTAACTTCTTCTGACTCCATAAACTCCGTGATAGGTTGCCAATTTTCAAAACCTTGGTTTTCGTACTCGTCAATTACTGTTCTTACAGCTACATTAATAGTATACATTTCTTGTTTTGTTGCTACTTGTTGTATTTTTTGTAAAGTTTCCATATCTATTTGTTTTTGTTTACGTTGTAAATATACTACAATACTTTTAACATACAAATAAAATACAAAGAAATTTTAAAAATATTTTTCCAACGCTCAAAAATAAAAGCATATAACAATAAATAAAGGGCATTTAAAAACGCCCCTTATTCAAACCGTTATTTACAATCTCTCCTTCTCTTTAACTCCCTTTGTGCGTAGTCTATAATCTTTTCAATGTCGCTTTCGTCCTCACCTTTATCACGTAACAGGTATTTCAAGATATTTCCCTCACAGAAGTTTAGATTCCAATGGTTAATCAAGTCTATCACGTCCATTCCGTTTACCTCTCTTGAAGCATATCTTTTAGGTCGTTCTTCGATTAGTTCTAATTGGCTACCATTAAAAAAAACATAACCTTTTGTATTCCAATTATCACCTTTTACAGCTATATCTCCATCAGAGTAAATAGCAGAAATTACACCTACATCTCCACTCTTAACATTGTACTTTTTATGAAAAGGTTCAACTCCTATAACTCTTACATTATCTCCTACTTTCATCGTTCTTTCTTTTAATTGTTGCTACTAATTTTTCAACAGCTACTTTAACCGCTGATTGATTTGTTGCGCTTAACCCTTTAGACTTGTTATCTGCTTTGATAATGTCTAAATAATCCTGTTCTAGCTTATAGATTCTACTCTTTATCATAACTTTAAATTTGTTTCTGCTAAAATATATATTCTTTTCCGTTCTCACAAGCTTTTTATATAATTATTTATAAATTCCTATTAATTCGTTAAAATAATCCCTTGCACCATCACCGTTAAACTTGTAACTGTCGAAATTTCTTATTATCTCCCTAGTCTTTTTTAATGCTTCGTCAATCTCTTGACTAGTTAATCCTAAATAAGCATATTGCAATGGCATTTCTTTAATGACATAGTTAGCGTATTTCTCACCGTATCGAAACTCTAAACCGCTTCTATAGTTTACTTTATGTTCACTATCCCATGTATTACAATAACCTCTAGCAGAATGAATGTTATTTAAGTTATATCTTAGATTTTCGTGACTTCCTACATTATGCAAGTGTGCACCGTGTATAGAATCCATTTTTTTATTACAGTCAATACAATTAATATATCCGTAACGCTTATCAATCATTCTAGCAAGTTTGTTTATTTCGTCCTGTAAATACCCTCTATTGTTTTTACTTGACTTCTTATTATACTCTCGCTTTTGTTTCTGCGCTTTCTTGATAGCTTTCTTTTTTAACTCTTCATAGTACAAGTCGTTACACTCGTTTTCGATACAGTATTTTCTATTGAAGCTTACAGGCGTGAATTGTTGTTTACAGTTCTTACATTTTGCCATATTCTTTGTTTAAAAATTTAATACTATTATCTATTTCCATTCTT